CGAGATCCGATGGCCTGGCAGCGACTCGCGCCGAGGAAGACGCTTCGGGACGTTCCCGCGCCTATCTGATGAGCTACGGTCCTGACGAAGTCATCAACTGGAACTACGACCAGAACGGCGAACTGGAATGGGTGGTGATACGCACGTCCTGTTTTCAGCAGTCCAAAGTGACGGATACCAAGTGGGAGCGCGACACTCGTTGGATCTATTATGACCGCGAGAACTTTCAGATTTTCTGCAAGCACGGCGAATCGAAGCAGGTGGAGTTGATCGACGAAGGCCGGCACGGATTCGCCGGTCTGCGGCGCGTACCTGTGTTTCAACTGAAGGTAACGGATGGGCTGTGGCTGTTGAATAAGTCGGCGCTGCTGCAACTGGAACACTTTAATAAAGCAAATGCGCTCTCATGGGCTTTGACCATGGGGCTATTCGCGACGCCGGTGATTTACTCAGACCGGGAATGGAATCAGATTGTTGGGGAATCCTATTACATTCAGCTCGGTCCGCAGGACAGGTTTGGATGGAACGAACCCGAGGGTAAGGTCTATCAGATAGCCGCGGATAACCTGGTGAGCCTCAAAGACGAGATCTACCGGGTGTGCTATCTGCTGAGCCAGGCGGGGGCGAGCTCCGGCTCTTCTCAACAATCGGCCCTTAGCAAGCAGCTGGACTTCAGCACGACCGAAGAGGTGCTGCGAGCGTACGGCGACACTGTCAAGAACTCCATGAAGGAGGTGCTGTGGGCAATTGCCGCGGCGCGGCAGGACGAGATCTCGATCGACGTATCGGGGTTGGACGAATTCGACATCGATGAATTCGGCGGTGAGCTGGACGACGCCAAGAAGCTATTGGAGATGGGAATCGGGTCGCCAACTCTGGTGAAGCAAGTATTTAAGAAGCTGGCGCTGAAATACCTGAGCGATGCACGACAGGAGATCAAGAATCAGGTAGCGGATGAGATTGACCGGATGCACGACCCGGCGCGAGCGTAAGTGAAATCTTGGGAGGGATATGGAAGGACTCGATATACAAGCAATCGTCAGGCAGGCGATTCAGGAATACGCGATGAACGAAACTGCCAAGAGCGAACCCGCTTACAAAGTGGAGCTGCATGAAGAACGCAAGCGGCGCGAGCAATTGGAAAGGCGGCTGAACGAAGTAGTGGAAGAGAACAAACGCAGCCGGAAACAGGCCGACGAAGCAGAACGGAGCTCATCGGTTCGCGCCGAGCTGCAGAGGCTGGGCGTAGGGAAGATCGACCTTGCATTCAAGGCCGTTCAGGACGGTATCGTGCGCGGGGAAGATGGCCGGCTGGTGGCTCGCGGAGAGAGTGGGGAAGTTTCGATGAAGGAATACCTTTCATCGTTCGTGAGCGACAACCCGGAGTTCCTTCCAGCCAGGATTGCAGGCGGAAGCGGAATGACAGCGACCCTCAAGGCGCCGCATTCCGGTGGCGAGCCGATTACGCTCGACCGGATCAAACCGGGAATGAGCGCAGAAGAAATGCAGCGAGTACGAGAAGAGATCGTGCGCGTGGCGTCGCAGACCCTCCGGGGTCTGTAAAGGAAGTACCGGCGGAACGGCCGGCAAAACAAACAAGGAGAATAAATGGGAGCTATTACCTCAAACAACGTCGCAAGCGCGATTGTGAAACTGGTGGCGGTGGACGCTTTACCGGTGCTGATCGGGAACCTCATCATGGGGAACCTGGTCAATCGCGACTATGAACCCGTGCTGGCGAATGCCGGCGATACAGTGAACATCCCGATTCCGCCCACCATGATCGCGAATAACATCGCCGAGGGCGGATCGGTGCAGGCGCAGAACCCGAGTCTGGGGAATGCGCAGATCGTGCTGAACTCGCACGTGGAGGCGACGTTCCAGATTCCGGACGTGACGAAGGTGCTGGCTGTTCCGGATCTGCTGAAGATCTACATGCAGCCGGCGGTGGCGGCGATCGCACAGAGAATCGAGAGCGACCTGCTGGCCCTGTATGCCGGCTTCACGTTCAACGGCCCGCTGGGCACGCCGGGGGTTCCGATTACCGAAGCGGTGGTGGACGCCGCGGAGACTGCGTTATTCCTGGCTAAGGCGCCGCCACTTGAGGAGAAGTACATGGTGGTGGACGCCTCGACCTATTCCGCATGGCGACAGATTCCGCGCTTCAGCGAATTCCAGAATGCCGGTGAGGCCGGACTGCGCGCCATTGTCGACGGCACGATCGGAAAGGTGAAGGATTTCTTCGTATTCCGGTCGCAGTTCGTGCCGACGACCGGTACCGCGCCGGTAAATACGCACAACCTTGCGTTCACGAAGAACGCAATTGGCTTGGTGGTCCGCCGTTTGCCGCAACCCTTACCGGGTACGGGGGCGATTGCGGAGTACGCCGAACTCGGCAACTTCGGTATGCGAGTAGTGATGAGCTACCAGCCGAATACGCTAGCTCAACAGTTCACGGTGGACGTGTTGTACGGCTGCGGCGTTCTGCGCAACGCATTGGGCGTGCAAGTCAACACCTAGTTACCCAGGCAATAGGTGGAGGGGCAGGCCGATCAACGAAGGCGGCCTGCTCCGGAGCCTAGCCAGGGTTAGACCAGCGAAGGTTAGATCAAGGAGAAATGGGATGGATCTGAAGCTCTATTACCAAAAGAGACGGGATACGGAATCCAGGATTCCAGATGCGTTTCCGCTGATTATCAGTCAACAGACGGACGACGGCGGAAAGGCAGGAAGTTGCGCCGAGGTTACGCGCGCCGTGGCAGCGAAGATGATCACCGAGGGGACGGCGCGATTGGCGACGGCGGACGAAGCGAAAACCTACCGGGAAGCGCGTGCGGAGGCAAAGCGGGCCGCAGACGAAGCAGCCGTAGTGGCCCAGGTGCATGTAACTGTCGTGCCTAGCGCTGAGCTGGCGAAACTGGCGGGCGGCAAGAAGGAAAAGGCCTAAGCCCAATGGCACTATTCACAGACGGTCCCATTTCCAGCATAGAGGACCTGACAGCGCAGGACTCACAGCTTTCCAACGTGGCCAGCGTGGAGGGGATCGATGTGACGCAGAAGATCTTCATCGCACAGGAACAAGTGGCGATGGACCTGCTTACGGCTCTCAACAGGCTCGGTTATGTAGATCAGCTATTCTGGCAAGCGCCGCAGCCGACATTGGACAGGGTGGTGGTAACGCCTCCTCTGAAGTTGTGGCACACGGCGCGCTCGCTGGAACTGGTCTACGGCGATGCATACAACAGTCAACTTAACGACCGGTATGCGGGGAAGAGGGACCAGTTCCATGTGTTGGCGAAATGGGCGTACGAGAAGCTGATCGAGATAGGGGTTGGGATAGCGGCGCAACCGGTCCCGAGAGCGGCGATACCGACGGTGACCCCATTTCCAGGGGCTCTGGCCGATGGACTGTACTACGTGACTATGGCTTGGGTCAACGCTGGCGGCGAAGAGGGAGGGGCGGCGACCGAGACTGCGATCAGCACGACATCAAGCACCTTTCTGGTTGGCACAGCCACAGCGCCGCGCGCGGCGGCTGGATGGAACGTGTATGCCGGCGCTGCGCCGGACACAATGTTCGGCCAGAATACGTCTCTCCTGACTTTGGGTCAGACGTGGGAGCAGCCGGCAGTGTTGGCGCAGACGGGCGAGCTTCCGGGCAAAGGGCAGAAACCGACTTACCTGCGAGCGCTTCCGCGAGTTCTACAGAGGGGATAAATGACGGCACAAATTGGAAGCGCTGTAACGGGCTTGGTAATCCAGCGCATGACTGCGCCGAGCGGCGGGGTGAACGCTAATCTGGCGGCGCTGACGCAAGGCTCTCTGACCATTCCGGGAATACTCGACCCAGCGCAAATTCGATCTGGAAACATCGCTTCCGATTTAGCCGAGCGAAGCGACACGGTCCAGTATCCGGCAGCAAACATTTACTGCGAGAAGATCGTGAACAGTCAGATAGAGAAGTTTCGAACGTTCTCGGGGAAGCTTCAGATGGCGATCGATTTACGGCACTCCGAGGACCGGTTGGACCAGGTTCAATCAAACCTTGAGACCTATGCCGATGCGGTCATGGGAGTGCTGGGCGCGAGTTTGGGCGATTGGGGCGGCGGTATGTATTATGCGGGGGGGTATCAGGTAGCGTTCGGGCCGGTGAAACATGGCGGCCGGAACTTTATTCAGGCTGCGAAGATTACATTCGAGATTGGAGTGAGCATTAGTTAATATGTCCTATATTCTTTCTAACTCAAACCGCCTATATACGGCGCTGGAGAGCTCTTACGGATTGG